TCTCCAGCTCGTCGTCTACGATTACGTGACTCACGAGGAGTTCGCGAACGGCAAGTCCGACCTCGGCTACGAAGAGCGCATCGAGCGCCTGCCCGAGACCTTCTTCCGCATCGCGCAGGAAGGCAACCCGGTGTGGCCCGCCACCTGCGAAGGCACGCTCGCGGATTACGGCCTGACGGCCGATGAGGCCGCGAAGCAGTACGTCGCACTCGGCGGCTACGACGGCATCATCCTGCGCGATCCGCGAGGCAAGTGGGCGCAAGGCGTCGGCACCAACGGCGAGATCATCAAGGTCAAGACCAAGCTGTCCTTCGCACTGCGCGTCGTCGGCTGGGAGCCGGGCAAGGGCAAGCACACCGGGAAGATCGGCACGCTGCTGGTCAGCTTCCGTGGCAAGACGCAGGGTGCGGGCACCGGCCTCAAGGACAGCGAGCGTCTGCTGGAGGAGTACAACGACCGCTGGGCCAACAAGATCGTGGAGATCGAAGCGATGGGCCTGACTGCCGATGGCCTGCTGCGCGAGCCGCGTCTCAAGGGCGTGCGTGTGGACGTGCTGGAGCCGGACGCATGACCGCGCTCGACTCCGGACGCGCCGACCTCGCAGGCACGCGCCTCGTCGAGATTCCCGAGACCGAATACGCCGCGCTCCAGCGGGACAGCGCCATCCTCGCCGCGCTCCACGCAGGCGGCGTGGACAACTGGGAGTGGTACGGCGACTCCCTTCGCGACGCCGGGTTGTGCGAAGAAGACGAAGAGGAGGACGAATGACGGGCACGTTCGAGATCGTCCTCCGCTGGAAGAGTGAGGACGGTCAGCACGTGCAGCAGGTCTCCCGCAATTTCATCCAGATGCGCAGCGAACTCGCCGCAGCACGAAGAGAAGGAGACTGATGCTACAGACGCAAGTGGAGCTAGAACTCGACGCATACACGTTCGGCAAGGACCGGATGCGTAAGTCCATCGAGACCAACGAACAGAAGGACCGGGCGCACAGCAACCCGTATGCCCAAGCGATCTACCGGAGGTTCGTGCTTCCACTTGCGTCTCGCATCAGCGAGGACTTGCGGACAGCGTCCGCTGTACCGGGTAGGCGCAAGGCACACGTCGCGCTGCTGTCTCCGATGGATTTGGAGGCAGTGGCTTTTGTGTCGGTTCGTGCGGCGCTCACTTCGCTGCTGTCGGCGAACTCCTCCACGAACGGGAGGGAGATCGTCAAGGCCGTGGGCCGCGACGTGTATCACGAGTACCTACTGTCGCAGTTCGCTGACGCGGAGCCCACGCTGTTCTACCACCTGATGAACGACCTCGACCGCAGACTGTCCAGCAACGAACGCCACCGCATGACGGTGCTCAAGATGCAGGCACGCAAGAACGGTCTGGAGTTCAACGAGTGGGGCAGCGGGGACCGCGATCAAGTCGGGGCCTACTTGGTTGACGTGCTGGAGCAACTCGGCATGGTGACGGTGAGCCTCGCACAACTGGCGGGCGAGAAGTTCAAAGAGCACGTTGTTGCCCTGTCTCCGGAGTGCTCGGCACTTGTTAAGGAGATCACGGAGTTCGTGGTCGAGAGCGCGCCGTTCTTCCAGCCGTGCGTAGAGCCTCCGAAGGATTGGGTAAGCATCACGGACGGTGGGTTCCACACGGCCGAGATGCGTAGGCTCAGCCCGTTCATGGTGAAGACCCACCCGTATGCACGGGACACGTTCGCCCTTGCCAACATGCAGCGAGAGATCGACTGCGTGAACGCACTCCAGCAGGTCAAGTGGCGAGTCAACCGCACGATGCTGGACCACATCAGCAACATCGCTCGGCACTTCGACGTAGAGGAGATCATCGCTCAGGCGGAGACACCGAAGCCGCGCAAGCCGGAGTGGCTCACGCCCGGGATGAAGAAGGAAGACATGAACCCCTCGCAGGAGCGTGAGTTCAAGAAGTGGAAACGCGAGGTTGCGGAGTGGCACACCGACGAGAAGGTGCGCTCGACCAAGAGCAACCGGTTCTACAACGCGATGCGCACGGCGCGCAAGTTTGTTGACTACCCGTCGATCTACTTCGTGTACTTCCTCGACTTCCGCAGCCGCAAGTACGCACAGACCACTGGCATTAACCCGCAGGGGTCTGACTTGCAGAAGGCGCTGATCGAGTTCTCGGAAGGCAAGCCTCTGCTCACACAGGACGCGAAGGACTGGTTCTGCATCACCGGCGCGAACCGTTGGGGCTTCGACAAGGCAACTCTTCCTCAGCGCGTGCAGTGGGTGCGCGACCATCACGAGCAGATCATGGCGTTCGCCACGGACCCCGTGGACAACCCTGACTGGCAGCAGGCAGACAAGCCTCTCCAGTTCTTGGCGTGGTGCTGCGAGTACATGCGGTGGCAATCCTTCGGCGACAGGTTCCTGTCCCGAGTTGCCGTCGGCATGGACGGATCGTGCAACGGGCTGCAAAATTTCTCGGCGATGCTGCGGGATTCGCACGGCGGGCGCGCTACGAATCTCGTGCCTGCTGAGCTGCCGAACGACATCTACCAGATGGTGGCGGACCTCACAACTCGGATTCTCGAAGAGGAGGAGGACGATCCCGCAGGGTTCCGCAAGCTGTGGCTCGACCATGGCCTGACTCGCAACCTTGTGAAGCGAAGCGTGATGACGCTGCCATACGGAAGCCGTCGTATGTCCTGCCGAGACTTCATCATCAAGGACTACCTGATCGAAGGAAAGTTCCCCGGACTCGACAAGAAGAAATACCGGGCGGCTGCGGAGTACCTCAGCTACCGAGTGTGGGCGGCCATTGCTCAAGTCGTGGTCAAGGCGCGCGAGGCGATGGACTGGCTCCAGAAGGGCAGCGCGGTAATCATGCGCGAGGGGCACGAGACGATCCGCTGGGTGACTCCGACCGGCTTCCCGGTGACGCAAGTCTACTGGGAGCAGACGATCCACCGCATCAACTCCAAGCTGTGCGGTAACGCGAAGTTCCGGCTGCACAAGGACGGCGAGACGCCCGACCGCAGCAAGCACCGCAACGGCATCGCCCCCAATCTCATCCACTCGCTAGACGCGGCCCACCTCACGCTCGTCGTGAACGCCGCCAAGGCCCGGGGCATCCACGCCCTCGCCATGATCCACGACGACTACGGAACGCACGCAGCGGACGCTCAGGCGCTGTACGCCATCATCCGGGAGGAGTTCGTCGGCATGTACGAGCGGCACGACGTACTGGACGAGTGGCACACCGCCTACCCCAGCCTCCCGCCCCCGCCGGCAATGGGCGACCTCGACCTCCGGGCGGTTCTCGATAGCCCGTTCTTCTTCTCCTGATTGAATTGGTACCATATCAGATACCCACCGCCCGGCCGTCGCCTCTCCGTCGGCGCGTCGGGCTGGGTATCCCACCACAAGGAACACCAACTCCATGTCCAATGTGACCGAACTGCATCGGCTGCGGCCGAGCGACCTTGCTCGCATCGCACAACTCGCCGGAGGCGACGCCATCAATACGGTGTCCGCAACCACGACCGAGCTGCAAGCGGGCTACCAACTGGGAATCAACCGTGTCCTCGACATCCTTCGCAAAGGTTTCACCATCGAGGCTCCGACTCCCTGAGCCGACGGATTCACGGCGGATATACTCTGCAATCGAGCAAAATCGTCTATCTTCTGGACGAAGTATATCTGTCCGTGAGGCACTGGTAAGCAAGTTGTGTTGTACTAAGACTGCGGTTAAGAACATCATCGCAGGAGAAATCGAATCATTGATTGTAGACGAGGCTTACCTCGTATGCTACAGTCTTGGTATGCCGTGGTTTACAACAGAGTTAATCCTCAAAGAAGAAATGGTCCTACGCATCGGCGGAGGGTCAGACTTCTCTGCGGTCACTGACCTGCTGGACGATCTCGCTGCCATAAGCGGTGCCAACACGATCATCGTTGGAGGCGCCTTCGCCCGTGCCCCAGCGGCACTCATCCGGCTGTACTCACGAGCGGGCTACGCTTTGGAGGATAAGCCGGTCCTAGTAAAGAGGAGGTAAAATGGGCAGTTTCTTCGGCGGAGGCTCCGCCAAGAAGGCAGCCAAGGCCCAAGCGAGAGCGATCCGGGAGCAGACTCGTCTCAACGTGCAGCAGGCCAACCTGCAAGCCGAATCCGCTGCGCAGCAGATGGCTCAGGCTCAGGCGAATCGTGCTGCTTCCGACTACGCCGAGCGTTTGCTCGCAAAGCCCGCCGAGCAGGCGAGCGTTTCCCTTGCGCCCAACGAACAGGTCGCTCAGGACGGCGATCTCCTGACCCGGCTCCGCACAACTCGCGATGCCTACCGACAGCGCCGCAGTTCCGGTCTCGTCTCCGCAGCGGCCAACGCAGCGCGACGCAGCTCCGGCCTGAACATCATCCCGTAAGGAGGTCACATGCAGATGGACCCTCCGTACACGCGGCCGACGACTGCCGAGCAGAAGTTTGCAAGCATGGACTCCCTGCGCAACGGTCTGCTCCGACGCTGCGAACAGTACGCCAAGTGGACGATCCCCAAGGTCTTCCCCGACAAGACGTACAGCCAAGACACATGGGCACTGGCGCAGGACTTCCAGAGCCTCGGTGCGCAAGCGGTCAATCACCTGTGCAATCGCCTGATGCTCGCGCTGTTCGCCCCGTCCCGACCGTTTTTTCGGCTCACGGCGAACGCCAAGCTCAAGAACAAGATGGCGAACGCGGGTACGACGCCCGAGAGCCAAGCCAAGATGGACAACCAGTTCTCCGCTGCCGAAAAGGAAGCAGCCGAGGTCATGGATCGGAAGAGTGTGCGGTCCCTCATGTACCACATGCTCAAGCTCCTCATCATCACGGGCAATGCCCTGATGATTCTGGAGAAGGACACGATCCGGATTCTGTCCATGCGGAACTACGCCGTAAAGCGCAACGTGCGCGGCGAAGTAACCGAGCTGGTCGTCAAGGAGTGCGTCCACAAAGACACCCTCAACCCGACTGCCCGCGCGCTCGCAGAGCGAAGCCCGAACTGGAAGCCCGACTCCGAGGGCATGGTCTGGTACTACCACTGGATCAAGCTCGACGGAGACAAGTACCTGATCGAGCAGTGGATCGGCGATACCAAGCTCCCGGCGCAGTTCACTTCCCGGTACAGCAAGGACCGCCTACCGTTCCGCGCAGTGACGTGGGACTTGGCGTCTGGTATGGACTACGGCACGGGTCTGGTGGAAGACTTCGCCAACGACTTCGCGGCCCTGTCTGCCATGGCGCGCGCTACCGTGCAGGCTGCGATCCTCGCATCCGAGTTCCGGTGGCTCGTGAATCCCATGGGCCTGACCTCTCCCGAGGACTTCGAGAAGACGCCCAACGGCTCCAGCATTCCCGGCAACAAGGGAGACGTGGATCTGATTACCGCAGGCGTCCAAGGAAACCTGCAAGTCAACCTCGAAGTCATGTCGATGTACGTCAACCGGATCGGCAGTGGCTTCCTGCTCACCCAGTCCGTTGTCCGTGATTCCGAACGCACGACGATGTACGAGGTCCGCAAGCTCGCGGAGGAACTCGAAGGCGGTCTCGGCGGCGCTTACTCGCGCATTGCCGTGGACATCCAGATTCCTGTGGCCTACTGGTCCATGGATCAGATCGACAAGAACATCCTCGGCACCGACGTGGAACCCATCATCATCACCGGCCTCGCCGCGCTCTCGCGCACCGGGGACCGTGACCGCATGATGGTCGTCGCGCAGCACATCGCCCAGCTTTCCACGATGCCCGACCCGATCCTCCGCCGGATGAAGCTCTCCGTGTGGCTGGACGACATAGCGTCGTCGGAAGGTCTGGACCGTGGGCGGTACTTCATCAGCGAGGAAGAGTTCGCACAAGAGCAGCAGATCGCCAGACAGCAAGCAATCAACGATCAGGTCCAGCAGGGCTTGGTCCAACAGGAGCTACAACCGAAATGACCGATACCGCAAACCAGCCCGATCCGAATACCAATCCGCAGGGTCAGCCTCCGGCGCAACAGCAGCCCCCGGTGCAGCAGCCCGCGCCGCCGCAGCCGGACCTGCTCCAGCAGGCCCCGCCCACCGCCAACGAACCCAACGTGGTCGAGTACGAACCCACGGGCGACGTGTCGCTGGACATCGCGCTGGGCTTCTTCGGCAGGCAGGGCCTGGGTCTCGACAGTCCGGAACTGGCCGAGGCTGCCAAGGGCAACTTCGCCTATCTCGAAGCCAAGTTCGCGGGGATGGGAGACAAGGCCCCGGCAGGCTGGAAGGAGCACGTCAACCTCGCGCGCGAAGCGCATGGTCGGATGGAGACCGCCCGCAAGACCGAGTTCGAGGCGCTGGAGAAATCCATCCACGAAGTCGTCGGCGGCCCGGAAAACTGGAAGACCGTCACCGCCTTCGCGCACGCGCAGTACGGCTCCGACGAAGTCAAGTTCAACCAAGTCAAGGACGCCATCAACGGCGGCGGCCTCGGCGCTGTGGCGATGGCCGCGTACCTGCACGCTCAGGCACTCGGCTCCAAGTCCGCAGGCAACATCGACGGTCAGCAGGCGGTGTCCACCGCAGGCATCATGGCCTCGAACGGCGGTCTCGGTGCGATCACCGACCCGGCCGTGTTCAAGGCCGAGCAGCGTGCCCTGATGGACAAGCACGGCTTCCACAACTACGACAAGACCCCGGAGTGGCAGGCACTGCTCCGTCGTCGCGCGTACTGATCCACACCCACTAAGGAGAACGCAGCAACATGAGCACCATCTTCCCGGCAACCCCGGTCAACCAGAACCAGATCAACCAGTCCGGTCCGCTGAACGCGCTCCAGATCGAGCAGTTCACCGGCGAGGTCGAGCACACCTTCGAGGTCCGCTCGGCGCTCGACAAGTTCTTCCCGACCAAGCCGGTCAAGGGCACGAACACGCTGACCAAGAAGGCCATCGGCAAGACCAAGCTCCAGAAGCTGGAGCGCGGCAACGCGCCGGACGGCACGCACGTCGATTTCTCGAAGGCGTCCGTGACCGTGGACACCACGATCCTGTCGCGCCACGTCATCGACGACATCGAGACGATCCAGACCGACGTGGACGTGCGCAAGGAAATCGCCATCGAGCAGGGCATCGAACTGGCGAAGTTCAAGGATCGCGCCATCAGCATCATCGCGGCCAAGGCTGCGGCGTACACCAACTCGGCGTACTTCGCCAACGGCAAGAACCCCGAAGGCCACTTCGGGGCGACGCAGGTCACGTTCGCCGCTGCGGGCGACGATGCCGACCCGGCCAAGCTGTACGCCAAGATCGGCGAGCTGCTCGCCGAAATGGAAGAGAAGGACGTGGACGTGCGCAACAGCGGCCTGATCCTGATCGTCCGTCCCAAGGTCTTCTACACGC